TCGAAAGGAGGCTCTCTTCAGAGTCTTTATGAAAGCGGTCTAATCGAGAAAGATGACCTGCCTTATCCAGAAGGTGATGAGGTGTGGGTTACTTGGCTTGACACCGCCGAAGTCGGTTCGCGTGTTGCTGCTGTAGAGGTTAGTGAGGAGTGTCGTTTGGGCACCCTGGCAAAGACTAGTCGACTCGTCGAGTTGATTAGGGAGCGTATGTTGAAGATGTGGGAAACAGACCCGGTACATGCTGAGCAAAAATTGCTCGCGTTACCTGAGGCGCTGAAAGTCCGCATTATCGGCAAAGGCTCGCCATGGGGGTATCTTGCATTCAAAGGAGTGCAGGATTGCTTGAAGGACCGCTTACTTAAACACCCTTGGTTTAGGCTTACTGGGCATACAGTCACAGAGGAACTCATTAATGAGACCTTTGCTGAACTGAAGCCCGGTTACCGGAACTTTAGTGGTGATTACTCTGCGGCAACAAACAAAGTCAGCTCGCGATGTAGTGAGTTGGTGGTTAGGCTAGCATGCCGGTGTCTGCGATTGACGCCCGGTGAAACAGACGCGTATGTTGGATATATGGTGCAAAACACCATTATCTACACTCGCAAGAGACCTATGAAAGCGCTGTGTGCGGACCAAAAAAATGGTCAGCCCATGGGATTCGTAGGCAGTTTCGTTGTGCTATGCTTAATTAACGCGATACAGTGTTTCGTTGCGCACTGCGTTGGTTTGGGGCAGTTGGGGTGGTTTTCCGGGATTAATGACAGAGATGTGCCTCTGCTTATTAACGGGGATGATTGTTGTGCGCAGTGGAACGACAAAGCGTATTCGTTTTGGCAGGAGCTTGGCAAGGTTACTGGATTAGTGACGAGCGTCGGAAAGACTTTCTTTTCACCCTCATTTATCCAAATTAACTCGGCTGACTTTTACTGGGACGCAGCGTCGCGTCTGTTCAAAGGTTCAGGGGGCATGCCCTTTGCGCTTTTGAGCGGACAGTCAAAGAGAGATGGTCACGCCTACGAGGCTGATACTCTTCTTGACCGACTTGTGCGCTTGTCTCTCTGCTACAGACAATCCATGGAAACTACTAGCTGTGCGGCGAAGAGGCTGGTGATGCACCGCCTGTTCATGTTAATGCACAAGTCTTCATTCAACCACGAGAGTGTGGCTGGCATACCTTGGTTCCTCCCGGCATAC